ACCCGGAGCGGGACTTGAACCCGCACAGCGCGAACGCCGAGGGATTTTAAAAACTATCAACCACCATTTATAAATCATAACCTTATGATTTTATTAACTTTGAAAATGGCTCTATACAACGCCATTTGAATCTATTGTCACTTTTTATCGCCACTTTTTACCCTCTATTGTCAAAAGGGTTCAATTCAACAGCAGCCTCTAAATGACCTGGAGCAAAATGCGCATAACGCATAGTCATTTTTATATCGCTATGCCCCAGTATTTTTTGCAACACAAGAATATTTCCGCCCCGCATCATAAAATGACTGGCAAACGTGTGACGTAGCACATGAGTTAATTGCCCATCAGGAAGCTCGATCTTCGCTCTCTTAATTGCAGCGTCAAAAGCCTCATAACATGGTGAAAATAGCGCTCCTCGTTTTTTAGGAAGCATAGCCTGCAATTGAGGTGAAATCGGTACAGTGCGGTTCTTCTTTCCTTTAGTTTTAACAAATGTGATTCGACCGGGCAGTACTTGAGATTGCTTTAATCCTTCTGCTTCACTCCACCGAGCACCCGTCGCAAGCCCAATACGGACAACAACCCCCAAATCTTTATTCCGTGACTCATCACACGCAATCAGAAGGCGTTCAATCTCATCTACATACAGAAACGCCAGTTCCTTTTCTTCCTCACGAAACTTGCGAATACCAGTCAGGGGGTTTTCACCAGACCACTCCCCAAGGCGCTTCAGTTCGGCAAAAACAGCATGTAGATATGACTGCTCGCGATTAACGGTTGCTTCACTAAGTTTTTTCTTCCCCTTGGGATTCCATTCTCCTGATAGCCTTCTTTCCCGATAAGTAGCAAACATATTTTTGTCAAACTGAGAAGCAAATGGATCTCCCAGCCTGGAACAAATCGCCTCAAGTTTGACTTTGCGCTCTGCACCAGAGGACAAGGTTTTACCGTACATCTCAAACCAACGAGCAATCAACTCAGAAAGACGAGGACCAGAACCATCTTGAAACTCGTCTCCAACTCTACTATTCATTAAACGGCGCTCATAAGAGAGCGCCTCACTTTTTGTCGCAAACTGTTTACGAATGCGTTTTCCCGATGCCCCGTAGGGATAACATTCGCAAAGCCATTTACCTGATGGAATCTTACGAACCGACATTTTAGTTACTTATCACATAAATCAAATGCAGCCTTAGTGACATCCCCCAGACTCTTTTTTAACCCTGGGGCGGCATCATTATCTAGCCAAAATGGATTATTGTTATCTAACGGTAACGCACCAAATGTTTTACCTTTTATTCGAGCCAAACCTGTAAGTGCATATAACTTATTATCGTCAAAATTCATCACATAAGGATTACCATCAAGACACTGTAATTGAACCTCATCAGTATTAAATGGCCATACCCCATTGAAACTCTCACGTTCAATAGTTTTAAAAGGCATTGCGACGGCGGAAAAAGAAAACATAGATAAAAAAGTAACTAATAGTTGAACCTTTTTTACTTTCATATCATTACCTCAATTTAGCTCAAGTAAGATTACAAATTAAAAAACGCCCTAGAAATGACACCGCCTACCAAAACCCCTACGCAGATAAAGAATATTATTTCTTTTGGATAAAGTCGGATTAATTCTGAAGCACGAAGTCGGACTTCTGGTAAGGTCGAACTCTCTGTGTGGCTTGATGCCGATTGTTGCTCTAACCACGACAATGCAGACTGTAACTGAGAACGAGTAAGATCGTTTAAACGTCCTGTACCGAAATTGATATGGCAATACCGCAGAAGTTTTTGTCGAAGTCCACAGTCTTCACTGTTACGTAGTAATAAACTTACAAGAGCCTTACAGGCATCATGATCTTTACATCGCTCAAGCATTGCATGCAGAAAACTCTCCGCTGTTTTATATTGATTTACTGTCATATCATCAATACCAGCTACACCAATCTCCGCATGTACTTTTTGCCAAATAATAAACGCTTCAGTATTGCTAGCTTCTGCAATAGCAGCAACCAAGCTATTTAGCTCCTTACGCTGAGCCTTAAGCAAAGGGCGATCGTCATCATCATTATTCGAAGGGATTGCGATATTGACGGTCTGAGAACCATCATATCGCTCTATCTGAATATTCTTTTCGTGAAAATCACGCCCAGCAACGCGATTGTTTGAACCGTTTGAGTTGACGGCCATGTCACCTCCCTACTATCACCTACCCTTAGTTTCGTTATAGTCACGACCAGCGATACGGTTATTACCACCAGAAATATTTAACTCACGTCCTGATGGCTGAGTTTCCTTTTCACTGATCGCACCTTTTAAAGCCCCAATCACCGCATTTTTCACATCTAACGAAGCTGCTCGAAAGCGAGTAATCAACTCCTGCTCATCATCGTTATAAGTTTCAGGTGAGTGAATTCCCAACACAACATACTGAACATCAAGGCCAAAACGAGACAGCGCTGCCAAATACGCAGCATCAGGAAAGCTATCTCCTTTCTCATATCTAAGCTGAGTTAGCTTTTTGACTCCACCAATGTCGCTCATGGCAACTTGACTAAGTCCCAATCTTTCCCTTTCCTCACGCAACCGCTGACCAATATCATTTTTCATACAAAAACCTTGACAGGTATCTTTTTTGATACCAAAATGATTTCACGAGCTATTAGATGATCACAATATACCACTATGAAACAAGTTCTTCACGATACCAGATCACGCATTCCGCGTAACACCGCCACAGGTCCAAGACTGGCACTTCGGCTGTCCCTCGAGGAGCGAGCCGTCATTGATGAAATGGCAGCTAAAGAACAACGCTCATCCTCTAACATGGCGCGCATGATCTTCCTTCGCGGCCTAGAGCTAACCCAGAAAGAACAAAACAAATCTTCCTGATCAGGAGGCTAGTGGGATGTCAGGTATAACCATCAATATCAATGTGAATGCCCCCTATGTATCCCTGCAGAAATATGCAGAGATAACAGGTATCCCTCTTAATACATGCAAAAAGATGTTGGCTGACGGTCGAATTATTATCCGACCCAAACGCGCCAAAATGGAAAAGCCTGAAGTAAACCTTGTGGCGATGTTAAAAGACGCTTTGGCTAACAGCTAAAACAATGAACAGAGCACCATCATGAAAAAAAACGCTAATAATCCATACTCCAAATTTCGTAATGGCGTAGAACGCCATGTACACCACGTCGCTACCAGTGCATCACGTAGTAACAGTCGCTATAACCTGAACGAGACGCACGCAACACCGGATGGCCACGCTGTAAAACAAATCGGCGAGCATGCCTGGCTGATTGAGAAAGCTGGAATCGTGGTCCACAAATGCCCACGCAATCCGTTTACCGGAAACCGCATTTTTGCATTGAACTGCGGCGACAATCACTTCGGGCAGGATTTCACATTATACGAAGCACTTCGCACGGTTGATCGTCTGCTTCGCGGGCAAAGTTTTATTAAACAGGCTGATTTATAACAGGTGCTTTATGACCAAAGAGCATGCACAAGGTGTATTTATCCGTTTTATTGATTTTCGCGGTGAACTGTTATTACGCGCATCAGCCATTGACGTAGTTGTTCCATCCGAAAAAAACGCAGCTACTTACGTTTATCTGAACGGTACGCGCCTGACTGTGGAGCTTCCGTACCAGACCGTACGAGAAATCATTAGCGAAGCTGAAAAGGCACGTCAGGTTAATGGCGATGAACCCTATATCGAAATTATTTGTATGGATTCAGAAGCTGAAATTCAGAAAGCAGATTAAAGGGCGTTGTGATGGGCAAAGAATATAAAACTCTCATTAACAAAGCACTTGAGCGTTTTTATTTTCGCTTAAGTGCATCAGGCGCTCATGCTGAACGTGCGGCCCGTGACTCATTGACCAGAGCAATCCGAAGTCTGTATGACGTGGCTTTTTACGCTGATGATCTGGATGCACTTAACGAACTTTCCGAGCTGATCTATGCCGCAGAATGCGGGGAACATATTGAACCGTATAAGCTGGGAAATATCGCATGAGTATATTTATCTCATGGCTTGTTCTGATTATTTCGGTGGTCTGCGCCATTGGGATTATGCGAATTATTAATTCAGTAAAAAAGATTGAACGCTTTTTCACTGAAGAATAACCGCGCAAATAAGACCCCAGGTTAAATAAGAAAATGTGAAAACAATCCGCATTCGCGGAGGTATTCGCACACGCCAAGGAGGCGTAATGGCAATTAAGCATTTTCCCGTCGTTCGTTTCACCTCCAAAGGACGTGAATACGAAGTTGACGAACGCCTGATTACCACAATCGACAAACACCGTTCAGAAAAGGATGCATATCACATCTATCTCACTGACGGCACTTACTTTTGCGCCACCAACGTGGTGCAGGTAAATCTTATCAGACAGGTACAGGAGTCACGCAGATGACCATTCTGGACTACATCGCTGCCAATCCGGGTTGTAGCGGTGGAGAAATCGCCGCAGCACTGAATACACCAACCACAACCATTAATGCGGAGCTACGCCGTCTCTGGCGCAGCGGTTCAGTCATAAGAAAAGAGCGCAAAACAGGCGGTCGCTTTTCTTATCAGGTAAACCCGATGCCGTTTGGGTGTAGCAACCCACTAACCCAGATGTTCAACCAGCTACTGAGGGAAATCAGAGCATGAGCACCTCCAACTGCCGGAAACCACGTCGGGCTTCAGCAGCTCATCCGGCAGCAAAACAAACTCCATTAATTCCTGTTCCGGGTCTTTCCTGCACCTTGTGGCGGGAGGCCTTCGCACATCTGTAACAAGAGGATTGCCGCAATGATTCTCGCCAACGACTTTCTTGAATACCTGCTCAACACAGAGCGTGATCTTGCCGTTCGCGTGCGTGAACGTTATGACATGTACCTGAAATCCCTGCCTGTACCGCAGCTCGCTGACGGAAAGATTGTTATTGATGGTCGCTACATGATTGACAGCCACGAGGGAAATTACAGGCTTTACCGCATTGAAGGTGGCACCCCGTCCGTTATTGGCATTTACCAGCGCCCATCCTCTGCAATCGTCAATGTGATTGCCGACAGCATCCGCATCACACATCGCCATGCCGACACAGAAGACACCGTGCTGGAAATTCAGCGGCTGGCTACAGTCTGCCGCGACACCCTGAATGGCATGACGAAGTAAATCACTATGACGGCAGAGTACATCAGGGACTGGCAACAACCGCGCCACGCAGTGGGGCGTGAAGGAACGGGGATCCCCGCTCCTGAATCCGCGCTTTCCTCCTGGCTGGATGCCTACCGGGCAGAGAACGAGCGCCGCCAGGAAATGGCTGATGCGGCGTTCTCCGCCACGCCGCTGGGCAACCTGATTAATAAAAGCCTGGACGCACAGGAAAAACAGGACAAAACAATCACACTGGCAGGAGACGCCAGAAAACAGGCACGCGGCGCGGTAGATGAGGCCATGGCCTCACTGCGCCTGCTGCCGTCCTATCTGCGCGATCCGCTTATTCGCCACCTCTCCTTCCTGCGCAAAAAACAGGAAGCCGATCGTCAGAAAGGAAAAAACGCCAGGCAGGCAGAACGCTATGCGCGTGGGACCCTGCGCAAAATATTCGAACGTCTGGAGCGCACCGATCACCGCTGGCTGACATCGGGTTATCGCTCCCTTGCCGGACGTGAACGCCTGGACGATTTGCTTTACCTGCCGCAACTCAACAAACACCAGATACAGACGCTGGCCACCATGACGGCGGCGATGTTCAGCAGCACCTTCGAAAAACTCTGCGATGGTTTTGGCGCGACTGATGGCGAGCTGACCATGGATGTAACGCTGAAGGCGTATCAGATGCTGGCCCGCATGGCGTTACACTTACACGCCATGCCTCCGCATTATGACGCACTGACAACAGACAAAGACCGGAGGCACGAACCGGACACAGAACTGCTGCCGGGCGCAATCCTTCGCCTGACCTGTGCGGAATGGTGGAAACGCAAACTGTGGCTGTTACGTTGCGAGTGGAGAGAAGAACAACTCCGCGCCGCCTGTCTGGTTTCCAGAAAAACATCGCCCTATCTGAGCCAGGACGCGTTAAGCGAGTTTCGCGCACAGCGCGAGAAAACACGCGATTTCCTGAAAAGTTTCATGCTGGAAAATGAAGACGGGTTCACGATTGATCTCGAGACGGTGTATTACGCGGGAGTAAGTAACCCGGTTCACCGTAAGGCAGAAATGATGGCCACCATGAAGGGGCTGGAACTTCTGGCCGAAGCCCGTGGCGACAAAGCGGTGTTTCTGACTGTCACCTGCCCGTCAAAATACCACGCCACAACGGAGAACGGTCATCCGAATCCCAAATGGAACGGGGCCACAATGCGCGACTCCAGCGATTACCTGGTTAACACGTTTTTTGCGGCGGTCCGCAAAAAACTGAACCGCGACGACCTGCGCTGGTATGGCATCCGCACGGTGGAGCCTCATCATGACGGCACCGTGCACTGGCATATGATGGTCTTTGCACATCCGGAAGAAATCGACACCATTGTGTCCCATACCCGCGATATTGCCATTCAGGAAGACCGCCACGAGCTGGGCAATGATATTACTCCGCGCTTTAAGGTGGAGTATGTCGACGGCTCAAAAGGCACGCCAACCAGCTACATCGCCACCTACATCGGAAAGAACCTGGACAGCCGCGCCGTGGATGGCATCGACCCGAAAACGGACAAGCCACGCGTGGACCACGAAACCGGAAAATCAATGGCCGAGAGCGTGGAACGCGCCATCGGCTGGGCGCGTCTTCACCGCGTCCGCCAGTTCCAGTTCTTTGGTATCCCCCCCCGTCAGGTATGGCGTGAACTCCGCCGCCTTGCCAGTCAGATGGCCCGCAACCCGGAAGGTCCACAACGTCTGGAAAATGACGCAATGGATACGGTACTCGCTGCCGCTGATGCCGGGTGTTTTGCCACCTACATTGAGAAACAGGGTGGCGTACTTGTTCCACGCAAAGACTACCTGATTCGCACCGCCTACGACCTCGCAGAAGAGCTGAACGATTACGGCGAGCAAAGCGTACAGATTTACGGGATCTGGTCGCCACAAATCGGGGAATCTTCCCGCGTGTGCACGCACCCGGATAACTGGAAGCTGGTAAGACGTAAACCGGAAGCGGAAGACAGCGCCCGCGAAAATGGTTTTGACCTTCAGGGCGGCCCTGCCGCCCCTTGGACTCGTGGCAATAACTGTCCCCGTGTACAGGAAACGGACAACAACGGGACAGAACAGCCGGAAGAACGGCCAGCACCGTGGCCGCAGCTCCCTGACGGCGTTGAAGTGAACGAATGGATGCGCTCACTGAAACGGCACGAACGCCGGGCGCTGATGCGTTCGCTTCGTGACAAACAGGCAAAAAACAGCAGTGATGAAGCGCAGAGCTGGACACAGAGCCGCAAACAGCAGCGGCCTTTGCCTGATAACCACGAATTACTCGCTAAAGAATGGCGGGAGTCTGCTGAATCTCTCGGCCTGCATATCGGTGAACAACAGATGCAGCACCTGTTACGGGGCGGCAGTCTGTACGTTGACGGCAGCATCATTGCACCGCAGGGATTTGAAATTGTACGCAAACCGGATACCCGCCTGGACAGCCGAATCACGCAGCTCTGGCAGCGCCTGAGCCGTAATCATGGCGTAAGCAGCACGGAGATCCGCCATAACCCGGTCGCCAGCTATCTGGCACAGCTGGGGGCATCAGACCCTGAAGCCGCCGCACGCCTGGCATCCACACTTCAGCAGGACCAGAACACCATGAAAACACCCGTTACCGTGCTTTCTGACATGCTGCGCGCCATCCGCGACGCAGAGCACGCACAGAGAATCAGTGAAACCACTGAACGCGCCAGCCGCAAAGCAGACCTGCTGCGGGGTGGCCTGACCAGTGGAAACAAAAAACAGACAGAAACGGGACTCACAAATCCCGTAAATGAGCAAAAAACGCGCCGCGATATATGAAGCGCGCACAAAACAGGCAAAAGCGGGATTTCAGAATCCTGTAACCGATTAATTAATCAACATAAGGAAAAGCGACATGAAAATTTGTATCGACGACGGCTCCACCAACATCAAGCTGGCATGGACCGAGAGCGGCGAACGCCGCAACGCCATCAGCCCGAACAGCTTCAAGTCGGAATGGTCTGCGCCGTTCGGTGGCACGCAGCCCGCGAACTACATGCTTGATGGCGTGCGCTATGGTTTTGATCCGGTCAGCGATCGCTTTGTCCAGACGACCGACACGCAATACCAGTACAGCGATGTGAACGTAATTGCCATTCATCACGCGCTGGTCAAATCAGGCATCACGCCACAGGAGGTGGATGTGGTTGTCACCCTGCCACTGAGCGAATATTTCGACACAAACGCACAGCCGGACATGGCCAACATCAACCGCAAAAAAGCGAACGTCATGCGCCCGGTGGAGTGCCAGAACGGTGAGGCATTCACTATCCGTAACGTGCGGGTTATGCCTGAATCCATTCCGGCTGGCTTTAAAGCACTGGCTGACATGAGTCCGTTTGAATCCCTGCTGATTGTGGATTTGGGCGGAACCACGCTGGATGTGGCAAAGGTTCAGGGACAACTGGCAGGTATCAGCCAGGTATTTTGCGATCCACACATAGGCGTTTCCCTGATGGCCGATGCCGTACTGTCGGTGATGGCCACTAACGGTATGCGTACCAGTCACCACATCGCCAATACCATTATCGAACATCGCCATGATGAAGCCTGGCTGCGCCAGCACATCCACAATGACGCGCATTACGCCAGCCTGATGGCGGTTATTCGTGAAAAGGAAGAAACACTGAAACAACGCGTGATCCGCGCGCTGGCGGGTTTTTCGGGTTACGGGCGGGTGATGGTTGTCGGTGGCGGGGCGGAGATTGTGGCACCCGCTATCCGCGAAGCCTGCGGAGTTAATGCGACTTTCATAGCGGACGGGGTGCCACAGTTTGCTCTGGTTAATGGGCTGTACGCAATGGACAAGGAGTAAACCAATGACGACACCAACCAGACGGATAAGTTTCTATCTGAAGCCAGTCGCCGTCAATAGTGAACGGGAGGCGTGTAATTACCTCGACAGCCTGCCAGCCTCTGAACGCAGCCGCGCGCAACGCGCGGCCTTTCTGGCCGGGCTGGCACTCATAAAACGCGATCCTGCATTTGCCTATTGGTTGGCCGAATGGTCGGAAGAAGGAGCTGCGCCAGCCAAGAATAATATTCAGAGTAAATATGCCAGCACACCTGCCACCGGAAGCAATCACAGCACTAGCGAGATAAGAAAGAACATTCAGTCATTTTTCCCAGAGTGAAAACAGGAGAGGAGCATCTATGGCAACTATCCCCAAAAAATGGTTACAACGCAAAATTGCAGACCTTGAATCGTGTCGTGAAGACATCCCGTTTGGCCTTGATGAAAACGATCACAATATGTTAATCGCACTGAAAATCGCACTCACATCGCTGGAAGCGAAACCTGTTGCATGGACTGATGATGAGGAACTGCGTGATGTCAAGCAGTATGGTTTCGGTGAGATATATCAGTGTCCGCCAGATAAATACGCGGACCTGCGACGTGTTATCCCTATGTATCGAGAGCCGCCAGCGCCAGCAGTACCAGATGGACTGGTTAGAGCGGTGCGTTTCTATGAACAGGTAAAGCGTGAGAATCCGCCAGTCGAAACTGGAGTATGGAAAGACGCTATTGACTGGGTGACCAAAGAGGCT